GATAGTTTCCTGTACTCAGGTGGTACGCTCCCCATGTACTCACGGGGCTACGGGTCTTGTCATGTCTTGATGAGATTATGCCTTATTTAACTGAATTGGCATTTTCTATAAAGCACGCAATAGGTTCGTATTTGCCAGCAACAATGTCAGCAAATATTGCACGCCCGTGCGCTTCACAATCGTTTGCGCTTGCGGTAAACGGCAGAACTTCATCACCAAATTGACTGGTCGTGATGTCGCAGTCAATTGCGGTTTGTTCTGCGTTGGCCCAACGTGGGTTTGTGAGGGATGTAAGTGTTGCTTGCATAATTAAGAAATTCTTAGCCAAAGAGTTGCTCTAAAAGCACCGCTACCTGCGTCTCCATTACCCATACATCTCCATGTACCAGAAGGTGTTCCTGTTCCACCACCAAATGTCCCTGCGCCCGGCAATGCATTGTCCCAACTACTTGCAGCACGAAAACCTGCGTATCTCAAAGATGACCCCGCAGCAGTAACACCAAAAGCGTATCCAGTTGTATTTGTATCACCAAGAAAAGCATAAGTGCCAACAGCGCCAGCAGAAGCGCCTGCTGTGGCGTTAAGCACTTGGATTGTGGTAATCGTAGTTACCGTGCTTGCGTTCGTTGCGTTTGTAGCGTTTGTCGCATTAGTTGCGTTTGTTGCATTAGTTGCATTTGTTGCCGTAGCTGCGTTACCAGTAATGTTAATACCCCAAGTGCCAGAAGCCCCTGATCCAGTAGGACTAGGCACGTTAGTGCCAATAACCAAACCAAGGTTTGTTCTTGCAGCAGCTTCAGTAGACGCGCCAGTTCCTCCGTTGGCAACAGGAACAGCGTTTACAAGACCGTCAGTAGCGTCTAGTTGACCTGCTGTGTTTAGATTGTTTGCAAGCTGCGAAAGGTTGAAGGCTTGGGTCATGTGATGTCCTTATGCTGCGCCATCTCTGGCAAATGTTTGTTGATTCAACAAGGTAAAGTTGTTGTTAAACGCCGTTACCAAATTATAGTTTGATGTGCTTGCCGTGTAATCCAAACCACTACCTTGAGCAAGCAATACGCCGTTTGCGTAAATCTCAAGCGCCAAAGGATTGCTTGAGAATGGATATGTCAATGCTCCATTGACAGAGTACGCAACAGTGTTTGTGACGTTAGATGCAGGGATGCCAAGGTTGTTTTCTGCGTACATGATTAGCGTCATTTTGCCAGTAATGTTTGCTGGAAAACCAGTAATGGAATTTCCTGACAAGTCGTAATCAATTTCATTTAGCTGTGTGCCATTGACATACACAGATTCAAACCCGTTACGCACGGTAACAGTTGACGGGTCAATTGAAGATGCGTTTGTCAGGTCAAACGTATAGCGGCTAAACGGCCTGTAAGCAGAGCCAGCAGCACGTTGCCTAAATACACCAAGACCCGCTGTTGCACCAGATATTGTAGTTGTGAACGTGATTGTCTTTGTGGATACGTTTACCGACTGAACAGCAAACACCGTTTCTGTAGATGTAGAGTCTGGTTGTGTTGCCGCAAAACACAAATTGTCACCAACTTCAATGATCTGGTCTGTAGCATCGCCGTACACAATAGTTGTTGATCCGCTTGATACGATTGTTGTTCCAAGCACTTCATAGTATTGGCTTGTGCTAACTGCTCTCATGTTGTACACAATAACAATATCGTTAACAACACAAGCCGTGTTTAACACAACAGTTGTTGTTGTCTCTGAGTACAAAGATGTGTCTAACAAGCAACCATTCTTAAACACAAGAATGTTGCCAACAACGTGCGTGACAGAAAATGATGTTTGACCTGATGTAGCAACAAATACAGACTCAGTGTAAAAGAACTCATCTTGTTCTTCAAAACCCACAACACGACCAAAAATGTCAACAGTCAATGTTGCAGCACTAAACGACTTGGAGTAAATGCCAGAGCCAAAGTTAAGGAACTTCTGCAACGACACAACCATAGACCCGCTAGTGTTGTTGGTAACACTTAACAAGCCATCAGCAGAACTAATAGCAGTTGTTCCCGCTTGCGTTAGTTGTCCTGTACGTTGGTCAAGGTCAATAAAGTTTAAACCGTCTTCCAACGCTGCCCAAACAGACGAGTCATAAACAGAAGTTTCTGATGGAACAAACGCACCACCCAAGTTTGCAAAACCAGCATTACCCACAGCAAAACTAAACTTGCGGTTAGTTCTGTTGGCAAACAACAAATAGTTGTTTGTTCCAAAACTACCTTCGTACCATGTGTAGTCAGCAGGGTTTGTGCTTCCGTTGGCTGTTGGTACGTTTAACAACCCGTAATATGTTTTGTTACGGGGGTTTGTGCTAAACCCTGTTGTGCCTGTTGCGTTGTCTGCATAAGCTACAGCAATGTATCTGTTTGTATATTGAAAAGTTGTTGGCCTCCAATTAAACACAGTTGATGCTGGCGAATACTCGCTTGTAGCAATCGGGTTGACCAAACGAGAAAACAGATACCAGTTGCCAGCAGGGATTTGCAAGTTGACTGTAGGCAATGTTTGACCAACAGCAAAAGGCACACCGTTGCTTGGCAGTGATGTTGTGCCACCTAGCAATATCTGCGTTGCCGTAGGTGTTGCAAATGCGGAATACCAAATCTCCGCATATGTTGCAAAACTAGCCGTTCCCATAGAGGGCTGCACGTTAAAGCTAGGCACAGCAGCAGAAGGGAAGCTAGAAGCCACTGTAGGCGCGGGAATAGGGCCAAAGAAGGATGGATCAGGTAGGTCTGAGTTAGGGGCTGGAACGTACTTTGTAATGTCTTGATCGTCATACACCTGTGCGTTGTATTCGTTTAACTCAAACGATGCACCAAGGTTGCCATCAGGCAAAGACACTTCAGACACACGCATCACCCTAAATGGCTTGTTAGACCATCCATAAGATGAGTTGGTCACAGTCACCACATCACCAGCGTCAACCTGAATGCCGACATACGCTGTGCTGAAGCTAACAATCAGGTCTTCACGGGCTTGCTCAAGGATTCGTGTTGCAAGGTACTGAGCCTGAACAGAGTCGTTGGTCATCGCAAACTGAACCGACTGCTTGTTGATTGGCTCGTTTGGATACAACAAACCAGCAGGAGTTTCGTAGTACACAAAGTCAGACTGGTCACGGTTTTCACCGCTAGGAAACTCTGCTTCAATCTGGTTTACGCTGCTTGTGATGTCGTAGGCACTGACGCGAATCTCTCCAACAATTGAGTCATCATCAAACGCATATGCTGTTGACGCTTCTTTGTTGATAACGATGCTCCACTTGCCTTGCGCTGCGTTGTACTGGTTCCACGAATCGCACACGATCATAATGGAGTTAATGTTGTTAAGACATGATTGCCCTGTATCCATAACACCGTTAATGCGGTAACGAGGTTGTGTTTGTGCGCCTGTTGTATCTGTGTAAGGTATTACGCCATCAGAGTAGGTGTTTAATGCTGTGGCAGAGGCAGAATCTACCAAGTCTGCTGGCATAGCGCCGCCGTACTTTTCGTTTGTGATGTAGTCATACCAAACATCACCAGGCTTTGCTGCACCAGTACTGTTAAGGTAATGGCTTACAGAATAAGTAAGCGTTTGCATGTTTGTAGTTTCTGCTTCACGGTTGTAATTCATTTTTACAATCGCAAAAGCAAGACCATTCATTTGACGGTTAGTTGCTGACCACCGCAATTCAGATGGCAAATCAGAGCCACCCATGTAAGTTGATGGAGCAGATGCGCCATTGGCAGAAGTGATGACACCAGCCTCTGTTGACTTGTATAACGCTATAAACAAGTTGCCACTAACCTTGGTGTCTACGTTACCTGCGCTGTCAGTCAAGCTAACGACCTTTGTTTGGTCTGTGCCATCAAACGTAATCTTGCGGTCACCCCAATACATATCTGCTAAATCAAAAGAAAATTGACCGTTAGGGCTAATGTGCGAAATCGCAAGAACGTAGTACATCGTCTTAGCATCAGTGCTAAGAGCCGCATCAACAAACGAACCACCCATGTACGCATCGCCGTACACGACAGGAATACTGTTTGTTGACGATGGTGGAACTTGCTGGCGTACACCGTTATCTACCGCTTGATTGCCACTTGCATCAGGCGCAAAAGCACGGGCTAACAATGAAGACACAGCAAAGTTAATTGCAAATGTTGCGGCTGCAAGACCAAATGAACCCAAGGCAGCAGCAGCCATAAAAGTACTGCCGTAAACAGCACTCAAAACTAAGGTTGCAACCATGTCTATTCCTTCACGAAACTTGCGCCGACAGCTTTGTATCCGCGCTTTGTGTAATTTATCAATGGGCCATTTGCTGAAACTGATGTGTAGGCGCAATGTATAGCACCATCATTAAGCAGTTTACTGGCTATCTTGTCGTATTCAATCCAAAGTTTTCCACCAACAAGATTATTTCTGTGTCCGTGATCTACCCACCACAACAACTCATGCAATTCAACAACGTCAGGACACCAGATGTTGTTTTGCTTAATCGCAATTAAAGTTCCGGTCATGTGTTTATCAATCAAGATAAACCCGCGACCATTGATGACGGAAAACAACAATTGTTCAACATGCTTTGGTGAATGTTTTGTTGTGTCGCCAAGAACGTCTACAGGGTACTCTTTTGAGTAAGCCTCTACAAACTCTAGCAATCTTGGAATGTCGTATCTTGTCGCAAGTCGGATCATATGCCGAATCGTCTTTGTGATGGTGCTTGTGTAACTGCTTGACTGCCTGATGTTGGCTCACCACCAAAGTCAAAGTATGACCCTGCAATAGATGGCACACGGTTCATGCTGTTGTCGTTTGGATAGAAGGCTTGCCAAATCTTAGGCGTAGTGCGAACACCGCCAACCCTGTTTTCTAAGATCGTGCGGAAAGAAGCACACGACAAACCTACAGTGGCAACACGGCTTCTGACTTGTTCATTCCAATTTTCAGTGATGGAATAGTTAGAAACAATGCCCTGATAGCGTTTAAAGAATTGCAACGTAGGTGTTGTAATGATTTGATTGTTTGAGTCCATAAAGCCACGCCAAACCTCAATGCGCGATCCTTTAATGTCAGAACCCAAAACGATTGATACGTTTGTTCCATCAACACCTGTTAGCGAAATGCTCAAGTCAGAACTGTTGGCTTTGATGTCACGTTTAATATCAGAAAGCTGCAACAGACTGCCAAGGTTTGTAAAGGTGATGCCATCTACGGTAATAGGTGCAGCAGCATTGCAAAAGGTGTAGGTGTTAGACGGCATTGTTAGCCGAATAAACTCGCCATGTCGGATAGACGAACTATCCAACGCTGTCATTGTCGTACTCATGTAATGTCCTCTCTAAATACAAACGCATCATCCCAATTCACAAGTGCGCTTGCTGGATATGGCGTTAGTGTATAGGTAGGACACTTTTCTGCCAAGACCGTAAACGTGCAATTGTTGCCGCAAGCCACAGCATCACCAGATACAGGCGAACCAATAATAGGTCTATGAATGGACACAGTAGCAGTTGATCCTGTGTAGGGTACGTCAGCAGTGATCTTGTAGCTGTACCCGCCAATCATGATAAAGTCACCAGCCTTAAAAATAGCGCCAGTAGATGCAGGTAAATTAGCCAGTGACAAGGTTTGTGAGTTGGCGGCAGGTGTAGCGCCTAGCGTTACAGTCGTTGGGGTTGTAGCAGCACCACCTTGATACGCAGTAAACCACCGCAAGTTGTCGCTGTTAAACGTAATGGTTTCTGGCAACTGTCTGTCAAGATTGTCAATGGTTTGAATGATTTGACGAGAAGTCGCATAAGCCAAATAGTTGTGCGGAGAAACAGTGAACACCCAAGGCACAGCAGTCAAGTATTGAGCCACACGCATTTGACCAGAACGACTGACCTGTTGGCCTACCGTCCTTCGGTTGTTAACAGTCATTGACTGTTGCACCTCAAAGATGGTTTGGAATGACATCAAGTTCTCCCGAAATTAGTAGACAGGTTTTTGTTGGCGTACTGGTTAGCCGCCCAAATAGTGTTTGAGCTACCAAGCAAGCGATCTTCAAACGACTTAACGTCAATGGCGTTGATGTTGTAGTTCGTCACGTTGGTCGTAGCGCCCATATTGCTCATCTGATTGTTTGGAATGATTGTTCCCGAGCCAGAGGGCATAAACAACTCAGGCCCACGCTCACCCACCATGTAGGGATTACCTGCGCTTACAGGGCCACCTGTAGCTCTTGGCTGTGCCATGTACACGTTTTTAAACCAACCATCATTTGAACCGCCGGGTGCTGTAGGAAGGCTAAAAGCCGCACCTAAAAAGCGCATTACAGCAGCTTTCATTTGAATTGCAATCAGGTCTTGAATGATGCTACGAGCTAAGTCCTTCATGCTCAACTTGCCTGTCTTGACAAAGTTGTCAATGGCAGAAGACAAATTGCCAAACACGCTGTCAAACACTTGCTGTGTACGCTGTGCAGACTCTTGCATCGTGACAAACATTCTTTCCATTTGCTCTTGCTTGTCAAGTTGCTCTCGCTGGTAATCAGAACTGCTTTCGCTGCCCTCAAGTTCTTTGCGTTTACGAGCATATTCAAGAGAAATTTGAGCCAACTTTTGCTCAGTTTCTGTTGCGTAAATTAACTGGTATTTGAGTTCAAGCGACTTGCGCTGGAACTCAAGGTCTTCAGTTTTAGTAAATGCGCCTAAGTCTGCTGTTTCTCTTGCTTTACTTCTGCGAACAAATTCGTCATCCATCTCTTTTTGGTAAGCAACTTTTGCTTCCTGTTCTTCCATGTACTTCTTGATCTGAATCTGCTTAATCTTTTCAGCAGTCTCAGTGGCAATAGCAATAGACTTGTATTGATAAATCTCAAGATTTTTTTGTGCAAATTGATTGTCTTCTTGAGTGTTTTTAGCTTTCATCTCAAGCTGCGCGTCAGATAGCTTTTTGGCAGCATCTAACTGAAGCATCTGTATTTCGTTGGCACTTTGTTTAGCAACAGCAAATTCTTGTTCAGCTTTTGCCTTTGCAAGTTCTGCGGCCTTGGCTATCCCCATAGGCCCATACTTATCTTCTTTGCGAATGTCATCTGCATTTTTTGCGGCGGCTTTTGCTTTTGCTTTTGCTGCTTCGTCTTCTATTAACATAGACTGGAGCAACAACTTTCTTTGTTCAACTAATGAATCAAGTCTAGCTTGACGTTCATCTTGAACTTGCTTCATTCGATTACCGGGAGCATTAACAGCAGCAGAAGCTAAAGCAATTTCTTGGTTTAGCTTCTGCAAGTCCGCGTTTTTGTCATCACGACCCCAACCCATCATGGCATCCCAAGCATCTGAAGCAGCCTTCCCAAGCCATTTCCATCCTTCTTCAAAATAGCCAAGTTCGCGCCGAGAGGTCTGGAAGCTTTGGTTGAGCAAAGTGGATTGCAGCCGTATCGACTCTTGCAACTGACCTTGCTTTTCCAAAGCCTTAATGTTCTTGTATTGCTCAAGCGTCAGGAAATGGTATTTGTCGTTTAGTTGTTTTGCAGAACTAGCAGTACCGTCCAACAATGGAATAAGAGTCTCAGCGGCTTTTGCAGCATCAACGCCAGCAAGCTTAGAAAAGCGCAGGATAACTTCACCAACAGCCTGAATGGATGTATGCGTGTATTTCCCAGTTGCAGCCAATTGCTGCATCAAATCTCTTGCATCACCAATAGCTACGTTTGTCTTTTCTGAAAGTACGTTTCCGATATTTAACAAACCAGTGTAAGTAACGCCAGCAAAACCACCAGTCAAAGTCATTGCTGACTTAAAGCTTTCCAAGTCTTCTTTTGCTTTATAAAAAGCATATCCAACACTACCAACAACAGCAGTAACAGAACCAAGACCAACAACAAATGGAGTAAACAACGAGCCAATGGCTTTAAACATATTGCCTACGCCACCCATCGTATCTTTCAACTGACCACCTTGTTGAATGGCGGCAATGAACGGGCTTTGACCTGATGCAATCTGCGTGAAGAAGTCAGTGGTCTGATAGGTCAGGTTGATTTTCTGTTGCTCGTTCATCTTAAACTGAGCGCCAGCCATGTTTTTTACTGCGTTAGCTTTTGCGTCATACGCAGCAGCTTCTTTACGCAGCATTTCAATCAAAGAACCTTCAGCACGTTGATAACGTCCAGCTTTAATTTCGCGCTCAACCTGCTCAACTTTGGTCAGAGTCTTACCGTAGTCCTCTGTGGCATAACGCAAAGCAACAATGTCTTTTGCGGCGCTATTTGAGTCACGCTCTACTTGCTTGGTGAAACCGTGAAAAGTCTCTTTTGCTTTGGAAATCTTGACTTCAAGTTCTGCGGTATCAACACCGAGAACAATACCAAGTCGAGCAATATTACTTGAAGCCATCATTTACTCCTTTTCGACATTTTATTCGCATATGTCGTTAAAAATTGGGCAAAATTTGTTTTGAAATTGTCTACAACTGACTCAGCGTTTTGCTCAATTGCTCTACGCAAAAATGGTTGTGCTGGAATTTTTTTAGTGCCGAATTCTTGAGCCAAAGATACAGCACTTCGCTTGACAGAAACCACGGCAATAGCTGCATCTGTTGGATTGACGTAAATTGATTGCAAGTCTCTTTTTGTCGGGATTCTTGCGTCCAATCGAACAGTGTCTCGCAAATGGATTGGGCTTTTTTCTGTTCGGGGTGATGGGTCATATGGCGCGGTTGCCTTAACCTGATCGGCAACAGGTTGCATAGCTGCTTTTGCAGCTTTAATAATAGTGGCTCTTGCGGCTGAATCAGCGCGGTGCATATCCATCAGTTCAGAAAGTTTCGCCTCAAGCTCTTCCATGCCCTCAACGCGAAACATCCTGTTTTTGCCATCAGGAGTCCAAGAAGCCATACTATTCTTTCAGGTAAGCCTCCGAACCCGGTCTAGTAGTCAAGAATGCCATCAACTGCTTGCTGGCTTGCTCTTGCTGTTGTTCCTTTGTCAGCGGCGGGACAATGTATTCGTGCGTTGATGGAA